TCTTCAATAGTTTTGGGGCGATATTTTTCTACCCACAAAAATTCATTACGCATAATCATTCCAAAGGTCGAACAAATTCATGAGACACAATATCAGTTGCCTTCAATTGTTCTTTCATATATTCTACACCATTTTCAGGTATAGCAGTATCCCCACAAGTAAAGACATCACAAACTGCCATGCCATTCTCTGGCCAAGTATGGATGCTGAGATGACTCTCAGCAAGCATAGCAATTCCAGTTACACCTTGTGGTTCAAACTTATGTACTGTCAAATCAAGCAGTGTTGATTTGCATTCTTTTGATGCTCTGAACAAAACCATTCGTATAAACTCTTTATCATCAAGTAAATCAAATGGACATCCTTTCAAGGTAAAAAGAATATGTTTCATTACACCCACTCAGGTTTACGATCTGGGATACGAAGATAATTATCACATACCCATGGTTTAGATGCAATATACATCTTATATTTTTCAAAGATGGATATTGAAGTATCTAACTTGAACTCATCAGGTCCTGCAAAGACAAAGGGTGTTGTATCCTTTCCACTGCGACCTTGAGGGTCTGCGGTAGGAAGTATCTCCTTTGCTGCTAGAAGCGTCTTCTGGCAAGTGTGAACCTTACCATAACGAGCAGTATACTCATCACACATAGCAAGTCCATGAGCAAGAAGCCACTGCCAGTTAATCACAAACTCATTTGCCCAGATAGTGCAAGGGTGATTACGAAAAGCACCCTTCTCAGTAGCATAGGGAGTACCATCTGCTCTAGGAAGAGTGCCGAAGTTATGACCCCACTTGTCAGAGCATACAATAGCAAGCATCTGACAGGTCTCTAGGGGCATCTTGACGATGTGCTTGTCAGGGAGAACCCTGGCAGACTCCCAAGGACTGGGAGAGGTCACAAAGATGTTCATCCGAAAGTAGAATCAGGCTCTAGAGCAATATAATAAGTCAGATCATGGTTCTTAGAGGTAAATCGTGACAAAAGTTTTTGTGACACGACCACTTCATAAGTTCCAGGAAGGACTTTGATGTTCTCAACTTTGAAGTTGAAAGAGAATGTTGCTTCAGTCTCACCAACGACTACAGCATAGTCATTAGAGGTATCATTCTTCTTGTCGCGAACAACAAGTTTAACAACACCATTATCACCAACAGCAGAAAGATCTGGCAATTGGTACACAGCCGATGCCTTAAGCAATTTCTCCAATTGATCGGTGCTCACTTCAAAGCAAACATCTTCAGAAGGGAGAGTAATGTCTTTCTCAGGAGGAGTAACAATCACGTTAGGATCTGCAAAGAAATACTTAGAACGTGATTTACCTTCACGGATCATCACATATCCATCATTTTGGAAGTCAAGTTCAGGACTAGAGTGCAGACTCAAACCATTAAGGAATTGGTTAAGATCATAGATACCAAAATCCTTCATGAACTCTTCAGTAACAGTTGCCTCTGCAAGGATGTTTTTCATCACACTAATAGTGCGAAGTTTACTACCCTCCTTAAAGAGAATCGATTGGTTGATCGAAGAAAAGTTCTTCAGGACAGAGATAGTTTTATCGGACAGTTTCATAGTATTAGAAGGTCTCAGTTTCACTGGGGGTAGGTTTCACGTTGTGCATTCTTATCGTTGAAATGCATCAGAAGCACAGCATAATGCAGAATCTTCATAATGTCACGACGTGCAGTGCCTTTCTTATCGTAACGAGAGGCATACTTGAGGATGTTGCTGCGACAGAATGCCTCACCATCACCACAAGCTTCAATAAGATCCAAGGTTTGAATCTTATCATCTCCAGCAGAATAGTGCTGGTCATATGTTCTAGTGATATAGTCTTTCAGTTCTTTAATAATTACATCTTCACTATACTTCTGTCTATTATTAGATTCGGATTTTTTATCCATAGTTAGATCAAAGGTAATGTGGTCTTCGCCACCAAGGGAGAGATAATCCATAGGAACTGATTGAGCAGCACCAAAGGTAATCGTATCAGATCCTGATCCCATACAAATGGTATCTTGAGCTGCCATCGGATTACCAGTCAAACTAAATCCATCCTCTTCCCAAAAACTTTGATCTTCTACAAATGGGTTTTCTCTGTTTGGATCATTACGATCATAATCATAATAATACTTTGAATGTTCAGTCATCGTATCGTAAAGTAGACTCCAAGAGTTCGTCATAATTATATCAAATTGTAGGGGTTTCGTCAACGGGCATCACGAAGTCTGCGTCAACTTTATCATACAATTCAAGGAATGCTTGTTTTGTCTCATCATCAAAACGATTTACACAAACTTGAATTGCCTTTGCCTTGTCTCCAAAAATACTGTATGCCTTCACGATATGGACCAAACGACGGGTGCTGATGATCTCCTCAATACCACCATCATAGAAGGTCTTGCGGATGATGTCAGCCCAGTCAGAGAGACGCTTACAGAAATCTGCATCCTCACAAATCTTACCAAGGATCTTCTGTTCTGTGACAGCAGCAGGATACTCTTGCTCAAAGGTCACAGGGAATCGCTCAAGGAATGCTTCGTTGAGCACGTTAGTTCCGATGAATCTTCCATCGTCGGAACCTTTACCTTTGGTATTTGCGGTTGCGAATACTTGGAAACCTTCTGCGGGAGTAACCCATTTGCCAATCTTCTTGAGGAAAACTCCTTTTCCTTCGAGAATAGATTGAAGACAGAGAATTTTGTTTGAGGCAAGGTCGATCTCATCAAGGAGCAGCACAGCACCCCGTTGCAGTGCTTCGATAACTGGTCCGTTGTGCCAAACGGTTTCTCCACCAACAAGACGGAAACCGCCAATAAGATCATCTTCATCGGTTTCTACTGTAATGTTGACTCGGATAAGTTCTCTACCCAATTGAGCACATGCTTGCTCCACAGAGAACGTCTTACCATTACCTGAAAGACCCGTAATGAACGTAGGATAAAATAGATTGGACTTAATAATCTTTTTAACATCAGCGAAGTTACCAAAGCTGACGAAGGTATCATCTTTTGCAGGAATAAGGTTTTGTTCAACGGCAGGCATAGCAGTTGGTGCCTGATAGGTTTGCTCTAGTTTTTCTTGTACGGTCAAGTTCCACTTTCCACGACTAGTTTTGTAATCAGTAAGTTTGTTGGTGACAGTTTGATAGTTCGCACCATTCATAGCACACCAGGCACGAATATCAGCAGCAGCAACAGACTCACCATACAATCCCTGAAGGGAAGTGCGAATGAACTCAGGTGAGAGGGACATGTGGTTTGTTTGAACTGAAGTTATTATAAACGAAAAAGGGAGGTCTCAAACCCCCCGCGTGTCACTTTCCAGACTGTCCATACTTGTATCGCATGGCTTGGAGTAGATATGCCTGACCAAGAGATCTAGGACCATCCTCAAGGATTTTAATCACCTTAGGGTCCTTTTCAGATGCCTTTGCAATTTCTCTCCAATTTTCTTTTGTCATGCTACTAGAGAAATAAATTCACCAAGAACCTTCTTATTTAGTTTCTTAGTCTTAAGAGACTTGATGAATGCAGACTTAATCTTTGCTTTGGTTGCACCATCATCAACTTCAAAGTCTGCATCTTGAGATAGAGAAGCAGCAGATATCGCAAAGTATGCATGATAACCAGAGGTCTTAATAATACAACTCCTCTGCTTTTTCCATTCACTTTGAATCTTACGGAACTCATTAGAATTCTGATCATAATACAATTTCATGAAATGGTTTGCATCGCGACCCTCAAGAACACGAATACCCACAAAATTTACAGACGGAAAGTTATCACGTAGATTCTGTAGCATCAAGTCAGAGAATCCGTGATAACCATAGGGAACCTGGTAGGTATTGCCAGTCTTACGATCCCGAAGGAAAGTAACACCACCAGACAACTGACGAGTTCCCATGTAAGGTTCATCTTCCCAACGACGCTGTACTTCAACATGGCGACAAAGATGATTTGCTTCACCATCGGTCAAGGCAATACACTGAACCTTCTGCAGTTTGTTCTGCTTCTGGAACTGAGGAAGGATCTGGTGAAGACACACAAATGCTTCATTTAGAGGAGTGCCAGACAGACCCAAACGAGTAGGAACAGAATAAGGAGATCCGTAGAAATTACTGAAGGATTTTGCAATACGCCAGATGTTAATCAACTGATGTTCTAGTTGCTTACCATTTGTTTTGCTGGTCAGAAGATTCATCATAGAGAACTGCTCATGAACAGCAAGGAGATTTTCTTTCTTCACATAAGAAGAAGTCCAGTCTGCAGATTTCACAAGTTCATTAGTTTCATAATTGATTTCAGGTTTCTTCCACTCATTCGTGAAAGCATACACCTCAAAAGGAATGGAGACTTTCTTACAGAACCAGATCAGATTATAGAGTTGCTTGATTGTGTCAAGCATCACACGGCTCATAGAACCACTCCAGTCAAGAACAAAGATCAGTCCATGGTTCTTACCATCAGGAATCACAGAGACTTTCCTGAATAGATCTTCGTTGTACTTGTAGGTATGCAGTTTAGAAGTATCAAGAATGCCTGTACGAGCAGTGGTAGCACGGGCATAGGAATCTGCTGCCTTGCGACACTCAAACTCTTTCACCAGATAGTTAACTTCTTTCTGTGCATTACGTTTGAACTTAACAAACTCTTCATCAGCTATCTCAAAAATACCTAGAGAACAGTTATTCTTCTGATGATTAAACCAAGCATCAATATCTTTATGGATATCATCGTTCTTGGCAATAATATACTTCAGATCAACTTTAGGGATCTCCACGTATACATTCTCACGACTATCAGTGTCTACAAGATCTTGCAGATTTGATTCTAGAGCATCAGCAGTCTGCACCTCTGGTTCATCTTTAAGAGGAGCACCAGTCTCTCTACGTGCTGCTTCCTCAAGCATCTCCTCATGAGTCATAAAGTCACCAGCACCCTCTCCAGCAGATTCCTGCTGCTCCTGTACTGGTTCATTTGCAGGTTGTTCAGATTCACCACCCATCTCATTAGGTGGCATAGGCATATCAGTTACTTTCTCTTCTTTTTCTTTCTTACAATAAAGATATAATTCTTCAGCAACTCTTAACGCATCATCAAATGTTTCTACATCTGCGATTTTCTGAATCAATACTTTCTCTTCAGAATCAAAAGAAATATCTACAAAATTACCGACCTTAAAGTATAGATTTGCACGATCAGCAAGATTAAGATCAGCAATACTGCTGTCAGATATAGAGAAAAAGTCTTCTGCTTGTAATTCCTTGTACCCATGGTAGAAAGTTTTTGCTAGTCCGGCATATTTGCGCTTCATCAGTTTCTCAATTCGCGCATCCTCAACCACGTTCACAAACTGGGGAGGAACTGCAACCTTCTCTAACCAGTTCTCATCAGGAGTAAAGAGTGCATGGCCAACCTCATGTCCCACCAGCAGGTCATAGACGGTGTTGCTTGCCTTCTCCCACATAGGAAGGGTCAGGACACGGGTGTGGACGTTGAAGCAAGCGGTCTGCACTTGCTTGTGCTCCACGATCAAGTCTTCAGTAGCAAGCAGTTTAGCAAGTTGGGATTTGATTTCGTGCTTGACTGCCATGGTGGTTTCTCTTGTATGTACCCATAATACTAAACCCCCACCTTTCGGTGAGGGCCCTCAGTGACAGTTTCTTAAGTGTCTATGGTTGGTTATGAAAGAATGCTCCTACAAACTCGTTTACAGGTAGACTGATCATCATCACACTCAATTAAACAGTTATAGTAATCGTTTAAAACATCTGATTCATCCATCGCTTTGTCTAATGTATGATTCAACCGTTCAACGCTTAGTTTCCAACCCGCTAATTGATTGTGTGAAATGAGATTGTGCATAATGTCTCCTAATAATACAATCGAGAAATAACAACGAGACTTTCGTTACATAAGATTCTCTCTCAATTCTATATTATATAGTCAGCGTATGCTAACTTAATGAAGTTAGCGTTATATTTAATATGTTTTATCTATTTTGATACAATACTTCAAAGTCTTTATTATAGGCACCTCTAATATTTACCTCCAAAGCAGGAGACATCTTTAATTTATTTCCTTCATCATGAGATTTTGGATACTCTACCTTATCATCAAACTTTAAATTAATGCCGATGATATCACTTAACCAAACAGCAAACTCATCTCCAATCTTATTTTCAAATTTCCAAATGTGAGTTTGATTACTCAAGAAATCTACTTGTGGTCGATACCAATTCCATGATCCTTCAAAAGGAAGATTTTGTATCATCGACCCAAACAACATAGGATCTTCCATCTGCGATTGTATATCGTTACCATATGTTCTCTTTAGATAAATTGAGCCAGAAATAAATCGAGTGAGAGGATTTCTAACAATAGAGAACTGAGGGGTATCTTCTTCTACATTCAAATACTTTTGATAATACTTGCGATGATAGTGTGCTATCTCAATATTATTCACAACAGACATCACGCCTAACCCAGTATCAAGGTGACTATCACCCCAATCAAACCCATTTTCTAACAGATTAGCTTCTACAAATCTTCCTGCTGTTCTAGGAATATGCGCGAAGAATATTTTCTTTCCCGTTTCCTTATGTACAAATGTCGGCATCAAACCATCCTACTAAATCCTTTCACCTTATCAAATCGAATCACATCTGCAAACTTATCGTGCAAAGATTCCTTATGAGAGATAACAAAGATATTCGCATCCTTGATAACGAACCGAATGATCTTTAAAAATTCTTCTGTTCCAAATCCGTCAAGAGAACTGTCAAACACTTCATCCATAATAAGTAGATTTGTATTTACAGAATTCTTCATCCGTGCCACTTCACGCCAAGTGAAGAGTAGGGCCAGGTCGATTCTCATCTTCTCTCCCTCGCTGAAAGAAGAATAAGAAAAATTGTCGTGAATTGGGGACTGGACGGTTTCGTTAAATTCCTCATCAAGAGAGAAGTTAATATAGAAGTCCATAAGTTGCAAGTACTTATTGACTTGCTGATTTATCAGCGGCAAATACTTCTTGATGATTTTAGATTTGACTCCACCGTCTTTAAGTAAACTATACGAAAAATCGTAATAGTTGATCGTGTCCTTACGTTGAACGAGTTCGTCGTATGTAGTTTTTAGATTATCCTTGAAGGTTGCTAACTTGTCATTCTCAGTAGTTCTATTTGCAAGGTTATCGGTAACTCTTTGAATTTCCGATTCCAGATCTCTGACCTGTCGTTGACATCCAGCGATCTTAATATTGTTTTGAGAAATGCCATGTGTTAGGGTAGTAATCTCCTTCGATAGAGTGGTGAATTGACGCTCTCGCTCTTCTTCCTTATTAATCGCCTGTTCCAGTTCTTTATAACCGGATTGCAACTCTTTTGCTTTATTTTGAGCGTCGGTAATTCTATTTATTCTGAAGGTCTCTTCAATCGCTTGATCACAGGTAGGACAAACCGTATTTTGTGTGAAGAATTTATGCTCCTTCGTAATCGTCGCTACCTTATTAGAGATCTTACCTTTCAGATTACCCAGTGTACGGAGTTTCTCTGTAGCTCCAGAATACTTTTCAAGTTTCTTTTCAAGAGAAATGAGTTCCTCATTCAGTCTCTCGCCATGATTCATCAAATTGTTCTCTTCATTCAAGATATAACCAATATTCTTTTCTTTGATGGCAATATCTTCCTGACTCTTATTCTCAATCTCTTCAATAAAGTTAGTTTGCATCTTAACTTTATCGCTCAAAGATTCTTTCTTAAGATCTAAAACTTTAATATCCTCTTTGACCTGACGAATCTTATCCTTCATCAGATTATTCATAGAGGAGAAGATACGAATATCAAGAAGATCCTCAATCACATCTCTACGATTTGTAGCAGTCAGTTGCATAAAAGGAACAAACGTGCTACTACCAAGAATTACAATTTGAGTAAAAGATTTATAGTTCATCTTGATGACGTTTTGCTCAAACCACTTCTGCTGATCAAGTGCAGCTGCAGACTGATCTAGAAGAGTTCCATCACGATGCACCTCAAAAACATTTGGTTTGATACCACGAACAACTTTCCAATCAGTATTCCCAATAGAAAACTCTACCTCAACAATACAGTCCTTCTCGTTGACTGAATTGACTAGTTGAGGTTTGTTGATTTTACGAAATGGTTTCCCAAACAGAGAAAAGGTGAGAGCATCAAGTAAAGTGCTCTTGCCAGCTCCATTAGTTCCAATAATCAGATTTGTTGGGTGTTGTGTAAATCCTATCTCAGTATACTGATTACCAGTGGATAGAAAATTTTTCCAACGAATTTTCTCAAATAAAATCATGTGTAGTTTCGGGAGGAATTACAAGATCGTTTTCAGTTATGATTGCATACTTATAGTCATGCAACTCGCAAGTTTTAATCATTATATCATCTTCAATTTCTATGACATGCATTTCTGGACTTCCACCGTCCTCCAACATCATAGCATACCTCATCGCATCGTCTTCGCCTTTGAACAAATATAAAATTTGATCACCTTCCTCATCAGTTACCGAATATGCGCCATCCGTTTCTTTTCCATAAATTGTTAAAATATACATCTCAAATCAACTCACATGCCTCTTGATAAGTTTGTCTCATAATATTTTGTACTCTAGACTTATCAAGTTCAATTTCTGCCTCCTCGATGTACCTATTCAAAATAGAGATAGTATCTTCAGATTCAAAAACTTCAAACTCTTCAGGATCGTTTAAATCAAAGTTTTCTACAATTTTAATATCTGCAGCTACATCAGTAATTTTATCAACAAACTTCTCAAAGTTCTTTGTATTAGTTTTTTTGCGAACAATAACCTTTACAATTTTATTTTCATACTCACTCGCATCAAAGAGTTGATGTGGAGTATCTTCGTAGTAGATATTGTAGAAGATGCGATAAGGATTATCTACGTGAAAATGTTCAAGAGTTTCTGTATCAAAGATGGAGAATCCTCTCCGATCATCGACATCGTTCCAGAACATCTCATAGGGATTGCCCAAGTAATAGATTCGTCCATCATCCGATCGAGTGTGATAGTGACCGGAGAAGACCTTCTCGAACTCTGAATATAGTTCGCTTGCATGACCATGATCCATGACGCACCCTCTATGAGCTCTAAATCCGTTGAGCTCAAGGTGCCCCATCGCACACTTGCAAGTTGAACCTTTAATGAGTTTAAAAGTGCTTTCTTCATTTTCTTTATTGATCCACGGAATAAACAATACCTTCAGTTTATCCAGTTTAACTTCAACAGTTTCAGAGTAAACAATTACATTACTATATTCACGAAGCAGAAGATCAACTGCATTTACTTCATTAGTATTTTTGTAATATGCTGTATGATTACCTACAATAGTATGGATTTTAATGCCCATACTTTTAAGGCGATCATAATAATTATCTTTTGCCCATGCTAGAGCAGAAAAATCAATACCTTTACGACTGTCAAAAGTATCACCCATATCAACGATGGTAGTGATGCCATTCTCTTCTAGATATGGAAAAAAGACATCATTATAAAACTTTAGAAAGTAATCATGAAACAACTTTGAATTCTTACGAGCCCCAAAGTGTTGATCGGTGATGATTGCAATTTTCATTCGTAAAGATGAGAAAGGTGAGGCATACAAATTACAAAGTTTGAGGACAACGTTATTCTTTTGTGTTCAAACTTATGTATTGGAACATGATGATGAATGTGAGAAGGAAACAAAACATATTTACCTTCTTCTGGTTCTACCTTTTCGTTGAAATCAGAAAAGACGAGTGGAGAATCGTACCATTTTGCCTTTAAAAAATATACTAAAGAAATTGAATTTGGAATGTGATGATGGGATTGTGCATAATCACCTTTAGTGTATACATTTCCCCAAAATTCATTTTGAACAACATTTGCTTTCTCTCCTTCTATTCCTAGAGGATTAAAATGTTTATCAACTTCTTTAGTAATAAATTTTTTAAAATTTATCACCTCAGGGTGATCTGGTAGATAATTCCAAACGGTATGAATCGTAGCTTTGACATTAGTATGTCCTACTGTGATTGTTTCGTTTTCTAGTATTGGTTTTAATTCTTCAGCAAAACTTTTTGCATCAGGGTAATTACCAACTACAACGTCGCAGTAAGACCTTACTTTCATTAACCACGCAGTTTGGAATGAACGTTATCTTTGATTTGATTGTAGTCGGAATAGTTTGATCCGTCAAGGGTATTGTTATCATCAAACACCTCACTGTACCCAGACTTTTCAATAATCTTATTCTTGATTTCTAACTGTCTTTTCTCTCGCTGAATACGACGCAGAAAAGCGTAATGAATAATCTGAGTGAAATACGCAAAGGGATTCTGGGATTTCTCTGGGTTAAAGTTATGTATGTACTGAACACAGTTCTCAATTCCGTCAGAGATCATGTCCTCTTTGAACATGTAGTTGACGAAGTTTGGTTTGAATGATAGATGATTTGCAATCTTCAAGAAACACTCACCAATATAGCGTGGAATTGGTGGTTTTGTATCCCATCTTGTAGCACGATCAGCTTTCTCAGGTATTCTACCATACTTCTTAATGAATGCATTTTCAACATCATTACGATATTCAATCAGTGCGGCGAGAAATTCCTTATTGTTAACGTAGTGTTCAGACCTTTTTCGTTTGGTCATATTTGGTATCATAAGTTTATCTCATAATATGTATAGATTATATCACCTTAGTGCCAAAGTGACAAGAGGACTTGACACATTTCAAATACCAGATAGAATACCTTTGTGGGGTTTGATAAGGAGGCTATATTACTCTTGAGTTTTGTTATAGATCTTCTCTAGGATTTCTTTTACATCATTTACATTTCCTAGACGACCCATCTTACGATCGATGATTGATTGATTTGTTGAGTTTTTATTAGATTCAGATGATCGAATGTAATCTTGGTACATCATAATCATATCAATATCAGATGATTCTGATAGAGTAAGTACGTCAGATAGATTAACAATAAACATATCATCAGTGGTTGTCTTTAACCATGGTTCAATTTTGTATCCTACTACTCCCATTCTTCCTTTAATTTCATTTACGATGATAGGATGAGAAACCAAAAGCATGGTTCTATCCTCCTCTTCGGAAGCAGCTATTTTGGCAAAGATTTCTTCACCTGATTTTAATTTAACTGTGCAGTAAAAATCGTCTTCTATCATATCTTTAATTGAATAGTGATTATTTCATAGTTAAAGTTTTCTTCATTATATGTTTTAATTCTTTCTATAAAATGATTGAGTGTGTAGTTTCTTCTGTTTTTTGTAGAGCAATCATCTGATATATCGTACAGAGTTGCTTTTACTTTATCTTTTCCTTTTCTAAGAACTCGTCCAATACTTTGAAGATTGCGGATTCTGGACTTACTTGGAGAGGCAAAGATAACATTATGGAGTTTTTTAATATTGATACCTGTACTAAAAGTTCCATAGGAGGCAACGATGATAGCGTTGTTTTCTCGTTCTGTAATCTCTCTTACTAATTCCCTCTCTTCTGCATCTATGCCACCATGTACAAAAAATACCTTACGGTCATCTCGCTTGTCTTTATTTATCTGATCGTAGAGTACCTGTCCATGAGCTTCAACTCTTGCATAAAGGATAAGTGAATTGCCTTTTAGATCTAATGCAAGATTTTTAATAAACCTATTACGTTGTTCGTGAGAGATAAGATATTCAATCTCATCGTTGTATGTTTCAAACGTCTGTGGCGCATGTTTAAGAACAAGGCACTGAATATCTAACTGAGATAAATGTCCCTGTCTCATCAACTCATCAGTTCTTGTTACTTTATATGATGGTCCAAACAGTCCCTCTAACACCCACTTGTGCGTCTGTGTGCCATCTAAAGTTCCAGTAAATCCAAATCTATACTTTGCATGATGCAACTTGGTCATGATCTGTATTAGTGACTTAGACTTGAATAAATGTGCTTCATCACCGATCACAACTTCAAATCTTTCAAACCAACTTCTTTCTAACTTATAGATAGATTGCCATGTTGTTATGACAATTGGACGAGTATCATTCTTCTCACGACCACTATAGATTTTATGGCAGTGGGTCTCAACGTCCCAGCCATATTCCTCAAAGTCCTTATACATCTGCTCTACCAGACTGGTCGTGGGAACAACTACCAGAATATTTTTCCCATGCTCAGCGTAATATCTTGCTAATGAATAAATCATCAGAGATTTGCCTGACGCAGTGGGAGATATCAATAGTCTTCGGTTGTGTTTTAGAGCATCGAATACTCCCTCGACTTGGTATTGTCGTGGCTCGTGGACCGAAATAGATTTTATATAATCCTTTACTCCCTCAAAAGAAATAAATTCATTCTCCTCATAAGGAGTTCCGTAGAATTTATTATCTTCAAACTTGTAACTGTATCCGTAGTTCTCACAGAAAGATACAATCTTATCTAACAGACCGACATAGATTTGCTTGGAACGCATATCAAAGAGATGTATCTCTCCGTTCCAGTTTCTACCACGATACTGTGGCATAAATTTTGCATTAGGAACCTCAAACTTAAAGTGATCTCTAAGTTCATATTCTATATGAGGT